TCGCCTCTATCTTCAACGTCTTGCCGATGTAGTACTTTGGTGTCATTGGTCAAAGGTACATCATCCCAATAAATGTAGATGTGGTCATTCATTATTTAGAATCATTACAAATTAGTAAGGGTACTTGCGTATGTCATTTTTATTTTGTTTTTTATCAAAGTTGAATAGTTGACTTACTTAACTTACTTACTTAATCAACTATTAACTTGACTTTAGTCAAGAGTTAATCAACTTACAACTTAACCAAACAACTTAAAGAAAGAGAAACTAAACAAAGAGAAAGAAAGGAAGTTGCGTTCTAACGCATCCAAATACCTCAAGGTAGGTCAGTATACCCTTTCGCATATAAAGTCGCTTAAAACGGCTCTAATGTATCTTAAAGGGTATAATTACTCGGTGAGTTTATCCACCCAACGCTTCACGATGTACACACCTACCAAAATAAGTCCAATCATCGTAAGCCCTCCCTCCAGAGTCCAACCCCTCTGCTTCTTCTCCTTTGTGAGAATCTTGGTCTGTGTCACTCGGATGGTGTCGGGCAAGCAAGTTGCCTCAACGTACACCTTTCTGTCGATGTACTGGAGCTGCAGCCTTACTTTGTCTTGGTAAATTGTCGTGTCCTTGTAGAGTTCCAGCGTGTCGGTTAGGTACTTTGTCTGCGTGACAATCACCGTGTCCCTTACAACTACACTCTCGAGGACTGGTTTCACAGAAGCGCACCCGTTAAGAGCCGCAAGAGTCGCAGCCATCGGGATTATCCACATTGCAAGTCGGTTGGGGTTTAGTTTCGAGTTCATTGAGCCAGTTATCAAAAGTTGAGGTACTTGGTTTTGCCATTGTGCTTGACTGCTTTTAGGATTTGTTTTCGGTTCTTGCTACTTGAGTAACTAACGTGAACCCACGATGGCGCACTATCAGAGCCAAACTCCCAGATGAGTTGGTCAAAGTCTAAATTGTTCTTAATCCAATGAAACAACACATCGTTGCCACCATCAAACTTTAAGTCCGCTGCTTGTCCTTGCAAATGCTGCGAGGTCTTTGCTCCCCCTACTTTGGTGTTGACCGCTGGGCTGCGGTACGCACTCGTTACTTTGAGCGCACCTAACGCATCTCTCGCAGGTTGTAAGACGTTTTCTGCAAGGCTACGAAGGTTTCCCTCAAGATGCTTGGGTAAAGCGTTAGGAAGCCCTGTTTTTGTAGCAGTCAGTTCTGCGAGACTGAAGTTCTTTGTCACGTTTTTAATATCAAGATTTGTAATTTTTACACATTATGCTCATTTTGCATATTGCTTAATGTGCATTTAATTGCACTATTTGTAGTCATAATGTACATTAAAACGTACATTAACAGGTAAAGTGCGCCTTAATGCACATTTTAACGCCCTTGCGACTTGTAGGGCTTGGCGTAGTTCTTACTCGCCTTGTTCGTGCTTGCACTCTTGGAGTGCTTGCCTCGCTTCTTGCTCTTACTTATGTGTCGGCTTACCGCCTGTTGCTTCGCCATCTTTAGCATCTTTAAAAAAGAAAAGTGCGAAGGCTCCGACCATAAAGGTGGAGACCTCCGTCAAAGTCGCACGGCCTGCCCACACCAGAACAAAACAAAGGCCGATGATAATCAGCCCCAATATCGTGGTCTTCGGATTGCCGAAGATGCGCTCAATTAGCACCTTTGTCCTTGAGGTAATCCCTGCGCCACTTCCATAAGGTGTAGCCCAATGAGGCAACTAATACCATAAGCCCAAAGGCTTGGTGAACGTACGATACAAGCAGCCCTGTGCCTGTCAAAGACCAAGACGTTACAACGCTATCAACTGATTCTTTGGTCATAGCTCAACAGGAGGTTGGCAGTATTCTGGATGCACTTCGCAGTATTCTGATTCGTATGCTGCTTCCCATCCTGCAAAGACGTGGATGCCACAAGGCGCAGGCCATACCACATAAGCAGCAAAGTCCTCAACCAAAGGCTCCGCAGCCCATAGGATGTCAACTGCGTACATTGGTGAGGTCGTGATACATTGTCCTTCGGCATCCTTTGCGGTGCAAAGATGTCCAAGTTCTACAACGGCAGTAACGAGTTCGGGGTTCCAAGTTCCCTCAACATCGGTGGTCTCAATCTTTGCTTTGGCTGCTGCCCACTGGGTAGGCGTGAACTCGTATTTTAGGAATTTCATAATGCGGTTAGTTCTGCGAGTTGGGCGTTGGTTAAACGGGTCTTGAATAGTAGGACTTGGTTTATAGGTCTACCGAATAAACCCGTGCCATCACCAAGATTTGTTGCTAAAACGCTACAAGCAGGAATAGTTGAGGAAGTATCAACGCCAATTTCTGCACCATTAACATAAAGGGCAACGTCATCAAGTTTGTACGCTAATGCGCATTTAAACCTTGTGTTTGGTGTTACTGTTGCGGTTTGTATTAAGGCTTGAGTTACTGCGGCTACACGAATTTGAGCAGTAATTGTATTTCCAGCACCTCGCGAAATCCGTATTCTATTTGTTGTTGTTCCGTCATTAAGTGTAAAAGCATAATCAATAGAATCATTTGCACCACTTTCAAAGTCCAAAAACAAAGTCCCCTCAGTCTGCCCAATTAAAGAACTGATACCCGTCTTAGAAGCAGAGTCCGCAACCCTTGTAACTGAGGCCGCAAGCGTGGGGATGTACGAGGTGGCGTAGGAACCAACTTCAATTTGAAATCCGTATACCGCCACGTTGCCAACAAAGCCCGTAGCACTACCACGAAGCGCAATAGCCGTAACTCCAGTAGCCGCAGTAAATGTTTGCGTGTACCTTGCCCATTCTGTTGTAGGTGTAAAAAATGAGTTTGCATTACTGCCATCTACTACTGGCGCAAATCGCATAGTTCCAGCAGTTGTAGTGCTTAAAACTTTAACGTATGCACTGATAGTATATGTTCCAGCGCCAAGCGAAGACACTTGGACTATGCGTGAATTGCTATCTGCAATTATCATTGTATCGGCATTCTGATAGCCATCGGGGCTAATAGTTGTATTTGCCGTTACGGTTGTACTTGTTGCAACCCAAGCCGCATTGTTAAACTGCTCCGAGTATAGCGCAAGATTCGTCCGCTGCGGCTCCAGCAAAAGCTTAGGACAAGTGCTATTAAGGTAGTCCAAACGGGGTAAACCGCTAACTGGGCCAACGCTTACCGCTGCGGTAGTGGTCGGGATGTAGTCCGTTGCTATGTCGCCCGTTTCGAGTTGTGCGCCCCATACTGCAAGCGTTCCAACAAAAGACTGCCCTCGAACTCTAACACTCGTTAATGTTGCTGCAGCCGTGTAAGTTGCCGTGAACCTTTGCCATTCTGTGGTCGGGGTAAAGTTTACCGATACGTTTGCAGCGTCTACAAAGCCCTGCAATCGCATTTGGCCTGCCGTTGTTTGGCTTATAACCTTGACGTAAACGCTAAAGGTATAGGTGCCAGCGGTAAGTACCGTAGTTTGTTCTACCCTTGAGTCGGAAGTAGAAACGGTCATTGTTTCGGCATCTTGAGTGCCATCGGGGCTAATTTCAGCGTTAGCAACAACTGTTGTAACGGCCTTTATCCAAGTTGCATTGTCAAACTCTTCACTACGCAGCAACAAATTAGTGCGCACCTTTTCAATTAGGCCGTTTGAAGCCACGCGGGTGGCACTTGAGGCACGGGTAAAGGTTAAGTCCCCAGTACCATCGGTCGGCTTGACACTATATATTTTTTGGTTCTTGTAACCCGAAGGAATTAAAACCAATGATGCGTCATCGAAATCGCTCATAATTAGTTGTAGTTTAGTCTGTCAATTGCATCCACCAAGCAGGCAAAGGCCTCTACCGTTCCACCATCAGCCACCACACGGGCAGAATACTTTTCAGCATAAGTGAAGGCATTATCAAAGCAAGCAGGCACACCATCACCCGTCAAGGTGCGTGTGTTGTAATCCTCATCTCCAAAGTAGGATGAGCAATATACTTGCCCCCAATTGATATTATTTGCCATCGTTGTCTTTTAAGTAACTCTTCAACTTTATGATATTGCTCTTCTTCGGCTCGTAGGTCTTCTTAGAGAACCCAGCTCGCAAAGTTCGCATCCGTATCGGGGTAGACATCTGCATTGTTGTTTGAATTGTATTGAGGGAATGTTGCTTGGTTGTAGCTCATATAGGTGATGAAGCGGTCTGTGTAGTACTGCGCCAAGTCACGTGCCTTGCCTACAAGGTAGTCCACCTCAATCTTCTCTGCGGTGGTGCTATTCTCGGAGTTGTGCTTGAACACGCCACCATTGCCTATGGTGTAAGCAGCAAAAGGCAAGTACTCCACCATTGCATAGTGAATCAACATAGGCTGAAGGTAGTCGTTGACCAAAGCCAAGTAAGGATTCGCCAAAGTATTTGCGATGATGTCATTGCTGATTTTATCATACAACTTCGTGCCTGTGTAGTTCTGGATGTGTATCTCCTGTGCTATCTTGATGAACTGGATGAACTTGTCCGTGTCCACGTTGCCGCCTATTGCGGTGTTGCGAACCAAGTCCTCTCGTTTAATCCATAATGCCGTTGCCATATCTTATTTTTTATATCCTTTTGTTGGTGTTTCAATAGGGGCGATAGCAACGAGAGGGTCGTTCTTCTCTGGGCGAAAGCCCATCCGAATGGCTTGGTTTACGTTGATAATATCCGTGCCGTTTAAAGAGCCACCTCCGTAGATGTTACCCTCTTTAGTTAGCTTCTTGCGGTAGATTCTACGCTCCCAACGATGGTGGCAGTTTGCACCGCCCTTGTAAAGCCATACGCTATACGGCTCTCCCTGTGCTTCTGCCCCACCCTTTGAACTCAATGCCTCAACATCCTCTTTGCGGTACACCCTTTTAGCAGATAGTAAGGTGCGACATAGCAAGCGGCTTTCGCCCTTTGGGTCTTTTTTAGAACCTACGGCATAGAAGTACCGCACTTTGTATCGCTTCGTGTCTTGCTCACTCTCCTGCTGCGCTGCAAGGTCGGTGCGTGAATTGAGGTATGCTTCTACATCGTATTCTGCTCCCTCATCTTCAACGATGTCAGCCGTGATTAGGTCAAAATCCTGCATCAGCTCCTCCTCGCTTTCGCCAAGTTGCTCAATGCTCAATAACAATTCCGCTGCAAGCTCATCACGCAAAAAGGGGCGATTGTCTTGCTTGGCAAGTTTCAC